ATTACTGTGTATAGCAAAAGCAATAGCATAAGGTACAGTGTTGTTAAAATAACAAAGATTGGTAGATTTAATGACCTCTTCGAGTGGATATAATTTGAGATTTTTGACTCTTTTATCCAGTTCACAAGTGAAGATAGGTTTTTTGTTTTTTTTAAGAAACTCATTAGCAATACCTGTTTGTAATCCTGCGTTCTCTGTATCTAAAAAACGGGACACAGGGTCCATCATAAAGGTCTTGTCCACATGAATTATTGCACCGATACAGTTTATACCCCAAACCTCGTCAAAAGTTTCAGACCGTATTCTTGCGGCAACATAGTCCGCATAGCTTCCCCCTAACCCAACTACAGCTACTCTCATGTTCTGGGCCTATCTGGTAATCCTCTTCTATATGCATCTGTATTTTCTCTAGCTTCACCATAGTCTTTAAGTCTAGATAAAGATTCCATAAAACGCTTGTCGTACATCGCCATAACGTCTTGCTCCCCTTTCATAAAGGTGTACGCCTCTACTAGCGCCCCGTATAAAAGAGTATTTGGGGCGTTTGTGCTTAACCAAGTAGTTCCACTGGTACTCCCCGACGTAAGACTAGTTGGTCTGTAATAGTAATGCACTTCCGTCACAAAAGCCGAATTGGGTGTAGGGGCCACTATAAAATTGCTGTTGTCAAATCTTGCATAATACTTAGGGACGCCCGTAGTAGAAGAGTTAGGATTGAACTCTTGCACAAAGTTTACGTCTTTCTGTAATAAAAACTCCTTAGAGCTAGAGTTAGTAATTGACACGCTAAATGCTGCCAAAAAATCAGATGGAGTCGCAAGATATTGATTTCCTGACGTCATAGAAGCTGTGGCGTTTTTTCTAAAATATTCCAAATCTACTGCTTTAAGTATTCGCTCTTCTGCGGTCTTAATAAAAGTATCAAGGGTATCAACAAAAGTTGTTTCAGTATTTTCTGTAAAATTTTGTATCGCTGTTTTAAGCGTTGCGTATGTAAAACTCATGGTGTATTCGCTGTGCCTCCCATTCCTGAATGGTTTGTACAATAGTAATAAAGAGTTGGCGCTCCTGAAGCAACCGATATCTGTGTATATGCCCCACTACTGCCGGGGGTTCCGTTTGTTGTCACACCTGTCGTGTATTCTGATCCTGCACCATGCGTTCCATCAGAGGTAGAAGAAAACCTAAGAGGATGCCCTGAATTTGAAGAATCTGATTGATCAAAACGATATAGGCTGCCCTCAGACAAGTTTAAGGTAGCTTGCCTTGAACTATCTACATAATATTTATTTGAACCATAATAAGAAGCAACGGTTATTGTATAGGTTGCGGCAAGACCCGTTCCTGATGCGGTCTCATCACCTACTGCGCTAGTGCCTTGAACCCCTGTTGGGCTGACCGTTACACTTGTTGTTGAAGAATCTGCATCACTATCATCAGAAGCAAGGGTGTTTGTAATGGTTACTGTTCCTATCGCTCCCGTAGCTTCAAGATTAGACGTTAACGTAAAACCTATAATTCCAGACCCTACATTAGTAAGAACCGTTAAGGCGCTTGTTTCTTTTGCGGTGTCAGGTCTAGCGTCTCGTAGGGCCTGTACGTCGGCAACTACTTTAGAAGGGTGTAACTGCGGATGCTTGGACTCATACTCATCTCTTCCAACGAGCATACCATTCCACTCTTTACGCATATCTTTAAGACGATATCGAAAACCAGACCTGTCTGATATTCCAAATGCATGTTTGCCAGATGCCATCCTAGCCATGTTAATTTACCCTTAGATAATCATACCTCGGCACAACATTAAAAGAAGCTCGGTCTCTATCTTCTTGCATAGCTCTATCAAACTCTTCTTCATAAACCGCTTTTAAAAGTTGTACTCTTTCTGGAGATCTTTTAATTGCAATGTAATAAGCAAGCCCTGCCGCTAAACACGGATAAAATCTAAACGGTATATCTAACGTGTTTGTAAAAGCGTCAGAATCATCAATACGAGTAAGCGCATCATAATGTATAACATCTGTGCTATTTTCTGGAGCGGGCCAAACTTTAAGGTTGGGAGTTGTTTGCCGATCAAGGAAAAACTGCGAGGGTCTACCTGTTGTTGCTTTATTAGGAATACTTAAATATTGATCCCTACTTATTCTTTCCATAGTAAAGTCAACGTTGTCTCTGCGTACAACGGCAGACAATATATCAATAACATCTGTTCCAATCGAGTATTCTTTGTCGTCTGCCGTAACTGTTTGTGTGCGTTGTGCAATAGTCCATTGGTTTAACCCACGATTTGCCCATTCGGATAACATAAGATTAAGACTTCTGTTAGCGGACTTTAAATCGTACCCTGTTCTTACCTCCAGACCACATCTCTCGAAAGCTTCCTCAATATAGTCTGAAACGTCTAACTCAAAATTGGTGCTTCCTGAAACAGCCATTAGTACTCCTATATTTAATCAAGCAAAGAAAAATGTCATCATATCAGCAACGTCTAAAGTGTATGAAACACTCATTCCGTTTTCAAATAAGACCCCATTTTCAGGAATAGTTCGATCTATCACAGTATTAGCTGTGCCTATTGTTCTTGACGTAAACAAGGTTGTGCCACTCTCTGGAGTACCATTTACAAAAGAAACTGTTCCCGCAGTTCCACCCGAAACTACTGAAAAACCTTTTAAACGGATGCGTCCACCACCTCCTACGGCTTCCGCACAAAGAGTACCTGAACCCACTGTTATATTAGCAGCATATTGAGCCGAACACGCAACTGCCGTAACGGTAAGAAACAATTTTGTTCCCGCCACCGTTTCTGCCGAGCCTGTAGAAGTTATGACTTCTGTCATAGCATCACCAAAAACATCCGTGCCTGTAATAGTACAGGTTTTTGCATTGTCACTAGTACCTGCCGTTGTCACCGTAACATTTCTAGCCGCACCTCCAGCAAACGTAGTTGTCGCCATAGTTGCATCAGTATTAGGTCTTGCAGCAGTAACCAATCGATCTGGATCTGCCGCATTCTCGTCGTTAACAGTAAGCGCTTTTACATCTGATATACTCATTTATATCTCCTTATTTAAAAGGGGGATTTCTCCCCCTATATTAAGCCTCGTAACCCATCAATTCAATTAATAGTTTACCTGCTGTAAAGTCACCATCTGTAGTTGTACCACAAGTTAAATATAAAAATTCATCAGCGGCTGGAACGGCAGTAAAGTAAACTTTACTTCCTAATGTTGCATCACCTGCGTTAACCAATAATGTTTCGCTTAATCCACTAATAGCACCATCTTCTACTCCAGTGCCTTCTGTTGCGGAGTGTACGTTAATGTCTGGGTCACCACCAGTTGGAGCTTCAAAACATTCCATACTACCCGTTAAGATAGTTCCGTTTTGTGACGCAGTAATTTGTCCAATGTGACAAACTAGTGAAGTTCCGTTGACACCAATGATGTCACCACCAGCGGTAGATCTTAAACCCGTTAAATCAATTAAAATTCTTGTTGTTATAATACCACCAACTCTTTGAATGGAACTTCTATAAACAGTTCCAGAACCAGTTGTTATACCAGTTCCTGCTTCTGTTGCTAAAGTGTTTGCATCTAGCGAGGCAAATCCCGCAGAAGAAATAGACATCTGTGTGGTTTCTGCACCAGTTGCTGCTGTTGTAGCTATTGAGGAATAGCCACCTTCAGAACGTAATGTTCCTTTAAACGTTGTATTAGCCATATGTAATCTCCTTGTCTTGGCTGTTGTCAGTCACACAATGCAACTGTCAGGGATAAGTTATTATATCAAGTATTTACAAAAAATAAAGGGCGACTTTCGCCGCCCCTTAAAAATAAACAAATTCTAAACCTTACGCGCCGGGGGTCCCAAACACAGATCTCCAGTCAGAAACACCAAAGGAATAACGCTCACGAGCCTTAAACCGCATGTTTCCTGTATCAAAATCGCCTTCCATTGCAGTTTTAATAGCTGCTCTGTTAAACATTTTGAAACCATTTGGAGCATCAGTTTTAATGAAAAATGCATCTGTATCCGTAAGATAATGGTTTACTACTGCTCCGTCTGGAAGCATTCCCATGCTCTTAGTTGCATTTACATCATTGTCCGCTGTTCCCGGTCTTAATGCAGAGTTAATTACTCTCTCCGCAGTAAACTGCAATTCTTTTGGAATAATAAGTTTCATTCCTCTAACTGCAATTTTAAGACCTCTTTCGTCGGTTAGACCTGCAATGTCAATCAACATTTGCTCTAATGATGTCTCATTAAGATCCGCCGCAACTGAAAGAAGGTTACGTTGGTTACCAGACACGGAAGGGTGAGAGGATGAGCAGAGCGCGGCTCCGTCACCAATCGCATTCGCTCCAGTGCTAAAGGCGTTATTAAGAATAGATGCTGCCTTTATCTGCTTTGTTGTAGACATGGAACGAGCCAAAGCTTTAGTATATCGGCTTGCAAGACGGTCATAAAGATTGTCTTCAATAGCCTCTTCAGTAATACTAAAAGCCAAAGCAATAGTTTCATGTGTATAACGGGCAGTGAAGGTTTCTTGTGCGCTGTCAAAAGAGATTGCTGATCCCTCCTGCTTTACAGGCGCATTACCAAAACCCGATAGCATTACCTCTTCTTCAAAAGCCCTATCTGAGGTCTCTTCGTCAAAGATTTCTGCATGCTCGTTTTCATAACGGTCATACTCAAGTCCGAACAAGGCATTAAGGCCGGGTTCTAACTCTTTCGCTAGTTGTGCGCGAGAAATAGCCATATCCTATCCTCCTTATATCGCTGTTGTAGCAAGAGTGCCTACAGCCGCACCGACGCCAGAATTGTATGGATGATTTAAACGCACGACATATTGATGTCCAACAGCGGAGTAGTCTGTATTACCCGCCTCATCGTAAAGGCCAACAATTCTTACGTCTAAAGTATTAGTAGTTGCAGCAGTGCTAATGTCCAGCATGTCCGAAGCCACGCCAGTATTTGTACTACCACTATTTACGCTTGCCATGTCACAGTTTGCAAAAGTATCCGCAAGAGCAGTTGCTCTATTAGTATTTGTGCCATCTGCTGCCACAACGTAAAGTTGCATTGGGTCGTCATAAACGAACGCTTTTACAGGGTGGTTGGTGTCCACACTTACGTTGTTTGATCCGGGCCAATAGTTTGAAAATACGGTCTTCCCAGTATTGGAGTCAACGTACTCTACCCCACCTAATACACCGAGAGGAGCAACTGCTTGATCTGAGATCGCAATGGTTCCTGCTGCTAGAGGAATAACAATTCCTCCATTGTATATAGCTGTGGTATAGTCACTAGCAATTTCGTACTGCGTTGTCGCATTATTGAAAGGATTGCCACCCACTTTACCGATAGGACGAAGACCATAGCCACCAGTTAATTGATTTGCCATAATTTTGGTTCCTTATCTTTTATGATAGTCCCTATTTGTTTTGAGAACCACCAAAAGTTACACGAGATTGACGGTTAGGTTTACTAATCGTCATGGTTGAATGAGCGTTCTCTCGCATCATATCAGAATCTACAGCTTGCATCTGATCAGAATTTCTCTGGTCAAAATAAGCAGTTCTTTCAGCTACAGTTTCTACTGGAATACGAGCTAACATTAAGCCTCCCACTCCGAACACACCTTCATACTTACCCGAATCAATAACAGGAGATTCAAAATCTGGGTACTCATCCTGTCTTACCAATTCCCATCCTTCTCTTAGCTTCGCGCTAATGTTTTTACGGTCATCAAACCCTCTAACTTCGGCACGAATCCAACGATGTTTAAACCCATCTGGTGCGGGTGGTGCGTCCAACATGGACGGTGGAGCCCACGGCTTACGCTGCGCCGTATTCTCTCTAGTTTGTTTTGCGCGAGGCGTTCTTTCGACAGATCCTCCGAAGTTTAACTCTTTATTATCTGACATTTTTTACTCCTTCACGTATTTCGCGTATTCTTCTATTGGCACACCCAATCTTTTAGCTATATCAACTTGGGTCGGGGTGAGTTTGACCTTTCTACTTTTACTGCGCCCAGAGGTAGCAGAGCGTGATACAGAAGCAACCGTCTGAGCGGGTCGATTACTCCGAGACTCTGTAGAAGGTGCTTCCGCACCTCCATTTAACTTATGCGGAAATTCTGTCCGCATACGGTTATCTAATTCACTATAGTACTCATTTGAGCTTGGGTCAAACCCTTCGTTCTCAACCATGCGTTTATGTATACCAAAAGCCGCATACGTCATCGCTTCATCTGTGCCGAACCAATCGTTATTTTCTGCCCATTTTTGAGCTTTAGGATCAGGTGGTTTAACGGGTTGAGGCGCGGGTTGAGCCTGTTGCGTAGGTTGAGGCGTATTCTTGAGAGATTCTTGTTTAGCTTTAGCCTGAGATGCTCTGTCCGCTTCTATAGTCAAACGGCTTATTTCTTTCTGGGCTTCTACAGCTTGGGCCGTATCCCCTATTTCCATAGCCGATTTAAGCTTAGTCTCTGCTGCCGACATTTGCGTGTCAACACGGGAACTATACTCATTTATATAGTTCTGATCCATGCTAGTCACACGGGTCTTTAACTCATCCGCTTCCTGTTGAACCTTTTGAGCATAGCGTAAAGCTTCCTCTCGCTCCCGCTCGGCAGTTCGCATTTTCTTAGTTAAGCGGTCTATCCTTTTTTGCGTGGCGCTTTCGGCTTTGCTGAACTGGTCGTCTTCTTGGGACGACCCGGTTTCGGTTTCGACGATAACTTCTCCGGCTTGACCAGACGCCTGATTCGCGCCCATATCCTCGTCAGTATCGACTTCAATTTCTCTAATATCTGTTTCATTATTCTCTTTCTCTAACATAATAACTCCTAAAAATGAAGAATATCTGTGGGTTCTAAAATTTTGGCAAGTATCTCATCATCGTTGAGAATACGAACCTCACCACCTTCTATCTTAAAACGTGATCCTGAATATCGGGCAAACATTACCCAATCTTTTTCTGCACACCAAGGCCCCGTAGGGAACTTTTTCTCATCTTTGTATGCTAGATCTCCGACTTTAAGTACATATCCCACTTGCGTGGAAACTTGTTGTTCTTCCACAACAGTATTGGGAAGAAATAAACCACCTTCGGTTTTACCCTGACCTTTATATGGCAAAACTAATATTCGCCAACCTGTAGGATTAGGCATTCTTTCAATTAAGGATTTATTAAGAAGTTCTGGATCTAAAACTGTTGATTCTTCTTTTGGCGCTTGCCAAGCATCTTTCAGTTCTGGTTCCTCAGTTTGTGTGTCAGTCAATGCTGCGCTCCTGTTTGTTTAGCAGGCTCTTGAGTTCCTGTTCTACATAATTTAGGCCATCAAGGATGCCCATGAGTTTCTTGTAATGCTCCATATCTCGAATATTATCTCCTCCGAGTATATCGGAAACATTTTGTCGTCTTTCTCTTATAATTTTAAATACGGAATCTGCAATAAATATCTCATCCATCTTATATCCCCATATCTAATCTTACAAGATTGGTTATACTCTTAGCATGTCTGATATAAAAACGCCACCCCTATTTTATCATACTGATAGAAGCCTCCGTTGTTTCTTTGTTTCTACGGGTCCAACCCTTACCAAAAGTTTTAAAAGTTGATAAACCTTCATAAAACTCCTGACGTATTTTACCAAATTGCTCCACCATAAATTTAGGGTTCTGTCCGTTTATCAAAGCAAGCGTCTTAGGACCTATTGCTCCATCTTGGTTTGCACCTACAATTTTCTGTAACGCTTTAGCTGCACGACCTGTGCCGCTATTCACACCCCAATCAAAAACGCAAAAATCTAAGCCACTAGGGAGGTCGTCACATTTAAGTCGATTCCAGTAGTTTTCTTTATAAATAGGTGCTACGTCGTCTGGGGTAAGATCCTTCATGTTTTTTTCTCCTCCCCACTCGTCATACACTCTTTTGGTAACACCTAGATTTGTCTCCCCTCCCGGATCTTTAGGATGATTTACATAGCCTCCCTCGTGGTGCAACAACATCGCTAAACTGTCTGTAAAATTATCTTTCATTTGGTTAACCCTTTCGTCTTTTCGTATGACCTCAAGCCACCGATTCCGAGCATACCGCCCAAAACAGGAAGGAGCGTACCCACATCAAATGCAGGTAAATCAGGTGTTTCTAAGCCAATGTAGGCAAAAACAAATATTAAAAGCGGCTGAAGCACAAAATGATATGCAAAAGCAATACCGCATGTCCAGCCCACGAAGGGCCTCCAGCCGCCCTTAAATAACGATCCTGAAGCCGCTTCGGCTTTATTTATCTCTAATTGTGCAAGTAAAGCCTCCTGAGAATGTTTCTCTCCCATAGTAGCTATTTCGTGAGCCAAAGCAGCCTTTTGATCTTTGTCTTCAATAAATTTGTCAAGCAGACCTGTTACTGGACCTACTAAACTCGTTAATACACTCATTGCGTTCTCCCATAAAACTCGGTTTGTTTATAACCGCTCTTATCAAATAAATACCAACAACAGTTATCTTTTCCTGTCATTTTGCTGTTAGGTATCCACTTTACTCTACCAATACTGACAATTTTTACAAGTCTTTGCATATAAGGCGTACTTTGTTGTGTATGAGGCCAGTCGGCATCAAACAGGAGCCATGTTGGAGATAAGCTAGATAATAACTCTATAATGGGATGAAGAATCTTTCTGTCCCAAGGGGGGTTAGTAATATAAAAATCTGGTTCATCTGAAGATCCCATAACGTTTTGTTGGGCTATATCCTGTCTTTGAGGTTCTATATCTGCCTTTAAAATACACCGTCCAGAGGTGTTTCTAGTAATATGGTCTACAAGTGCCCCGTCCCCCGCACACGGCTCTATGAACGTAAAATTACGCGGTAAATGACTAAATAGGGGTTTAGTCGCTTCTAACGGCGTTGGATAAAAATCCCTTGGTATGCGTTTGAAGTCACTTCGTTTGCCCATCAGCTAAACTGAGAAACAGCCCCTTTTGTAAATTTGCGCCTGTCTGCTAATATTGCACCACATCCTCTAGCAACTACGCCTTTCTTATTTGAGCCGTTATAGGGACGTTTAGCTTTAAAAGGATCGCCTCCGTCCTTCATCTTTACGGTGGCTTCTTTTGTATTCTTGACAACAGTCTTTCCTCTTGATCCTTCTCGCTTCTTTTTCTTAGCGGTAGAGGCTCTCTCAGATTGACTTAGGCTATTAGCTTTACTTCTGGGTAAACATCTGTCTGGGTTCTTCTTATCCTTAGAGGTCCCACACTTGCCCTTAATCTTTCCATCCGTTCCAATACGAACCCAGTCTTGTTTTACCCAGTCTTTAAGTGCGCCCATTACTTCTTTCCTTTAGCCCCTTTAGCGTAGTTGGGGTCTTTACAATACTTAGACGCCGCCATATTAGCATACGCTGAGGGATATGTATCAAAAGTTCTTTTAGCCCAAGCTTTACCCGCTGGACAAATCTTACTTCCCTTACTTTTTGCTGAACCACCCTTTTTAAAATAAGTAAGACCCCTTGGCGGGTTCTCTACTTGTTTCTTCATATTTGATCTACGCATTGCCATTTAACATTTCCACCTTCTTCTTGCTTGCCTAATTCTTGAATTGGGATCATTCCTTGTTTTAGCGGAGGCTCTTTTTAACTGTCCCAAGGATCTAGCGCAATAAGACTTTCTTCTTTTTGCTGCTTTGCTTCCCTTCTTCACTTTACCCGTAACCGCTGTCTGTAGCTTAGAGCCGGGATTTGCCGCTCTATATGCTTTAACGCCCTTTTTAGTCATACCTGCACCAGCTGCCGTTTTACGGTAATTACCCCCTTTTCCTGTGGTTTTCGCTATTGTTTTTTCTTTCGCTCTGGGCATACCTATTCCGTTTTAGGTTTTCTGTTTAACACACTTCCTGTTAATATAGCACCAAATGACAAATGAAACAAACCCCCTCCTAACAAAGTATATGGATTATGGTGATCGGTCATCTTTTTCATAAGTTCCATCTGTAACTGTTGGTTATCTATTGTATTCATTGTGTATATAAAACCAGATATTTCTGGCCTGTTCAAGCCAAACCATACAGGAACTACTACAAAATCAAACAAACATATAAAAAGATATACTCCTAAAGCTATTGATTGGAAGTTAACATTAGCCATTCTTTGTGAATGCACTGGAGGCTATAAAAGCACCAATAACGCCCATGTTCGAAAGAACCCAAGTACTGCCGATACTGCTCAAATGGTCCAATCTATCTAGGGGCACAAGATCTGTCATAAGCACCGCAATGTAAGCCGTAACAGATATTGCAGAAAACCAAACCATGTATCTTTGTTGATCCTGTTTGGCGTTATCGTTCTCCAGACGGATCTTTCTCTCCATAATCTCAAGATCGTCTATTTGCTCGTCCCCGTTAACATCCAGTTTTGCTGCAAACTCTTTAGCTGCTTTGCCTTTAAAAGTTTTCTGTGTCATTTAAACGCATCCTTCATTGCACTCATTAGGTCTTTGATTGTAACTCTTTTGTCTTTGGGGTCGTAGAGGCACACAAGTTCTCTAGGACATGCATCAATACTTTCCATAATTTCAATGCCTCCTGATCCGTTAGCTCCCTCGTAAAGACACCAGTATTGTCTCGTCGTCTTCCCTCGGAAGCTCTCATGAACTTTCTCGACTTTTTTAAGTCGGCAAATCGTGTATCCCCCATTGTCGAGGGTTGGTCTGTAATAATGCTCATGTGCGGTTGTCCACGAGCCAGAGACCATAAGCAATAGCAACGAGGATAGCAATGCCAACGCCAAAGGTAAGAGTGCCAATAGTCCACATAATAATTTTTTCCCTACGTTCCTGTGCCTCATATACTTCTTTCTGGCGGCGCTTACGAATCTGGCCTTCCATACCTATCAATTCATCCCAAGCTTTGGTTCCATGGGTGAACATTATGAAGGTTTTCAATTCGTCGCGCTGCTGATCCAATTTTTTCTTGGCTGCAAATGCTTCTATAGCTTCTTGCTCTATACTCTGTCCATTAAATACTTTAGAAAATAAAGTAGGGTTCTTTGATCTTTTCTCTATATTAGCTACATCAGATACAGCGCCCATCCATTTAGACAGGTCTTGAGTCATACTTTCCAGTTCTCGGCCCGCCATAAAGGCTTTCTTGATTCCCCCAAATGCAGCCGTCGCCGTCGATATCGCTGCACTTATGGTAAGTGGGTCCATACTACATCCGTATGACGATTGTTATGAGTAGAAGAAAAGTAGCACCAAAAGCACCAATAAGGATATTTTCAATCCTCCGAAAACGATTATAAATGTCTTTAAACTGAATCCTATTTTCAGTCTCAAGAGCAGTCGTGCGTGTATCAAGAGAGTGTATCTCTTTGTTAAGCGATGTCACCGTAGGTCTCGTCATTGTTGCGTTTGTTGCCTTTGTTTAAGTAGTTCCCTATCCATTGCGGATTGTATTCTTGCAGAAGTCTGTTCTTCTTGACTTTGCAGTCTCTTATTAAACTGTTCGTTCCTCTGTGCAAGAGATTGTTGCTCCAGACCAAGTTTTGCCTGATCCAACTGTGTATCGTTCTGTTCTGCCTGAGCCCTAAGCTCCAATTCCTTCTCCTTGAGTTGTACAAGAGGATCTGGGCCCTGACCTGATACCTGTTGGCTCATCTGCTTCACTTGTTGCATACCTTGCGCTATCATCTGGGCCTTCAACATTTCTACCTGCATAGGGTCCTGTACCCCCTGCTGTTGAGCCATAGCCATTGACTGCTCTTCAGCCTGTATCTTTACATGCTCCATAATGTGCTTTTGTAGCGACATTGCTACGGGGGGCATCTGCATAGCCAT